AATCTGACATCCGTACGACCGAATTGACTATGACGTCAACTTTCGGTAGTGCTACCACTTTTCCTCCGACTCTGAAAAAGAGCATTAATATTGTCCGTCCTGGTAATATGGTACTTACGCACAAAAGTGTTACGCGTTCTGCTAACGTAGGAGTTCCTACTCCATCGTTATACTTTACGTACCCGGGTTCGAATGGGCGGCTTGCTAACATCGCCGCCCTCCTCGCATCCGTTAACACTGGAGTGCACCCGCAGTCTCCGTCTCCTCGTAACTACAGGAGATGAAGACTATCTTTTCTTTTCTTTGGAGTTGAAATGACTATTTCAGTCACCTCGCCGATTACCGGCGCTGCACAGACGGGCTTCACTTCTCCAACCTATACTTTGACCGCGGATATTGCCCCCGATAACAACGGGAAGCAAAACGCAGTCACTGCATTGGGAGGAACGCAAGCCGGTGTTGTTGCTCATACCGTTGCAGCTCCCTTTACCATTACCGTTACGAGGCCGAAGGTTTTCCGAGTTCTTGGGAAACCCAATCCGACTACTGGTCTGATAAAGGACGTGCCGATGAACGTGTACACGGTGCTCACCCGTAAGGGTGTTCTTCCGCTGGCGGGTCAACCGTACGTCAACTGCATGATCAAGACTACTGTCTCGATTCCTGCGGGTAGCGATACGGCTGATGCGTCGAACCTCAGAGCCGCTTTCTCGGCTCACATCGGTGCCCTTAGCCAGCAAAGTGCTGGCGTAGGAGACACTGCTGTGTCCGGCATTCTCTAGAAGGTGAACCTTTACATTTGTAAAGTCATCGTGGTGTGTGATTTTTCATACCATCTTGACTTACTTGTGTATTTGGTTCAGATTCCTGAGATGCTGCTCATGGCGTTTGTACTATTGTTGTTCATCGTTGGCATGGAGCTACTGCTATGCGTATTAACGCTGGTGTTATTGCTTCGTTACTCCAAGCTGATCTTGATACAGCGGGATGGAATGGGTCCAAACAACCCTACGCTGGACAAAGTGTCCGACAAGCAAGTATGGCCTCACTGGAGAGATCCCTAGTCAAGAAGTACCTTGAAGGTACTTCAGCAACTAGTGTCTCCGCAGATGCTGCTGCACTTGCGTTGTTTGCGAGAGTAAATAACGATTGTCGGGACTTTGTTCTTGCCACATCAAGCTGTCCAGACTGGGTCAGAGTTGCCTTTGGGGAAGCGAAAAGCTTTCTCTGGGACTTCTTTTACCCTTGTGGCCGGTCTACTGAAAAGTGGGCAGGCCAGGACTTCATTTTATCCTTCCATGAAATTTCGAAAGGGTTTAATGTTGGCCCTGGAAGCACTATTGGAACCAAAAGTACTGATCTTTATTCTAAGTTCAGTACTTCGGACCTTAGTGCCACAAGTTCGGCTCTGCATACTTTGTATAGGCAGGCGATAGTACATAACCCTACATGGTCCGATGTCGAAATGTATCGGTCCGAACGTATGGGTTCGACTATTGTCAGGAGCAGCCGTTTGTCTTTCGTCCCTAAGTATTCGGAAATAAGCAGAACTATATGCACCGAGCCCCTTCTGAATATGATTTTCCAGAAGGGTATAGCTAGCGTATTAGAACGTCGGCTTAAACAGGTCCTTAACATAGACTTGCGAAACCAGCAGTATCTAAATCGCGAACTTGCTCGGGTCGGATCCTTAACTGGTGAGTTCGGTACTATTGATCTCTCCAGTGCTAGTGATTCGATGTCCTTAACTCTAGTTCGTGAGTGTTTCCCGTCCAGTGTTGTTCGCTGGCTCGAAATGACTCGCTGCGATGTCACTACCCTTCCAGGTGGTGATGAGCTAAGGTTGCATATGGTGTCTTCGATGGGAAATGCTTTCACCTTCCCACTGCAGACTATCTTCTTTTCTGCTTTAGTTTACGGTGCCTATCGTTCGCTTGGGATTCGTCTTAAGCGTTCGGTCGGCAATACGCCCGGCAATTTTGCCGTTAACGGAGATGACATTATAGTCGTTAGTCAGGCTTATGACCTGGTTTGCGAACTACTTGCCCTCTCCGGTTTTAGCGTTAACGTAAGCAAGTCCTTTAATTCAGGACTTTTCCGTGAGTCGTGTGGCGGCGATTTTTATTGTGGCCACAACATCCGAGGAGTCTATATTAAGAAACTCGTGGATGCGAACGACTGCTACTCTGC